GCCGTCCGTTCTTGAGGCAAGGCTTTCAGGCAGGACAGAAGCAACTTGAAGCTGATGGCTATGGAGGCGTATGAGCGTTCAGACCTCAACCTATGAAGTGCTGACAGCGATGTATGGCACCTTGACGCTTGACGGAACGCTCATGGGCATGATTACCGGCGTCTTCGATTTCGGAGCCGTACCGACCAATCAGCCATTCCCGTATGTCACCATTGGCGATTTTATGGAGAAGCCAGATAACGCTTTCGGTAATCGTGGCTACATCACAACCCATAAATTGCACATTTGGGACTCTCAGAGCTTAGCAGGCTTTCAGAAATCACAGCAGATTTTAGCCAGGCTCAATACACTACTAGATCAGCAACCGATGACGCTTGCAACGCACACATTCGTCTATTGCCTCTACCAACAGGCCATTCCAATGAATGACCCAGGTGAAGACAAGATTTTACATACCAGCGTAGAGTATGAAGTCTTTACGCAGGAACCGATACATACATAAAGGAGGCCATTTATGGCTATTGCGGCATATCCAGCGACATTAAAGATTGGCTCAAATGCCATTCTTGACCTTCAGACTCATGATCTCCCGTTCAAGATGGATACCGACGAAACCACCGCCTTTAGCGGTAGTGGTGGAGCTGCTGTCGGCACAAAAACATTTGTTCCTACCCTGTTAGGGATGCAGTGTAAAGTTTCGGGCAACTGGAATAAAGGCGACACGAACGGTCAGCTCGTCATGGAAACCAATTTCTTTGCTCGCACAAAAACCACGTTCATCTACTCGCCTGATGGGACTCACACGTACACGTTCGGGGCCTGGATTACTGACTATGACATCAAAACCGACCCAAAAAGCCGTGTAACCGTTGATTTCGGGTTGCTCATGGACGGAACGGTCACTATCGCTTAATCGCAGAAAGGAAGGCCACTTATGGCAGTCGCGGGTTATAACTCAAGTGTATTGGTGACTTCACAGCCATCGGTGGCTTTCTCCAATGATACGCTGACTAATCCATCAAGCGACGGTGTGACCTGGGTTGAGTCGGTAGCTGCTGATCGTTATTGGGATCCAACAGTGACGCCGGTCATTCAGACGGAATTTGACGAAATACAATCCATCTCCATTAGTGGGGGTCCAACCGGAGGCACATTTACCCTGACCTTTGGCGGGCAAACGACCTCGACCATTGCCTATAACGCATCAGCAGCAACGGTACAAGCGGCTTTGAACGCGCTATCGTCCATTGGCGCAAACGGTGTCACGTGTTCAGGCGGGCCGCTTCCAGGAACAGCAATCACGGTAGAATTTACCGGTTCGGGCTTGAAAGACTCCAATCAGGCACTCATCACGGCTAATTCAAGCGGACTGACCGGAGGAACCACGCCAACGGTCAACGTAGCGGTTGTGCAGAACGGGCAAGGGCTACAAACGGCCACACCGGTTTCTATCCAGTATTGCGGCGGCATTGTTGTACTTTCGACGCCTATCCTCGGTACAAATGTGGTCGTGAGAGCGCACGCGGGGAACTATTTCCCATATGCGGCGCTTGCAGAGGCGAACTCATGCGAATTTACCAGCAAGATGAATACAGAAGACACCACCACGTTTACCAGCGCGCAGGCCAGTAGCGGTGCGAAGTCGTTCACGCCAACGGTTCTTGAGGGAACGCTCAAGTATACCGGCTTCTGGATTAACGAAGCCAGAGCCTTAAGCCTTCAGGCGCGCGATCTGCTCGTTGTTTCGCTGGTCATGCCTACTGGAAACAGATACGAAGGCTTTGTCTACGCAACTGACTGCGACATCAAGGATGATGTCAAAAAAGTCATCAACCAGGATTTGATCTTTATGCTGAACGGTCAATTCTTCAACGTCTAACAAATTTATCAGCAATTTAACATCTTGAGAAAGGGTACATACGAAATGGCACATAGCGCATTAGAGGCGAGAGCTTTACTCTTCAAGCGCAAACTACAGGAAAAGCCGGTGATCTTCTCTATCCCCGGAGTTGAAGAGTTGGACGGCGAATTGTCGATGCTCGAACTGAAAGCCAGTGAGCTAAAACAAGCGGAGAAGCTGGCTGATACTCCGAATGGGACGGATGAAATTCTGATGATGGCGGGCGTTATCAGCAAATCCTTGATCATGACCGACACGAAAGAGCGCGTTTTCAGCGACAACGATATTGACACCGTTGCTGATTTCGGGCTGGTCGTCTTGAAAGGCTTGTCTGATCTCGCTTCCGAGGCATCCGGCATCGGAATTGATCTGTTGGCAGACGCGAAAAAAAAGTTAGCCGCAGCCCAATCAAACGCTTCCAACTCTTCCTCTACCGTGAACTTGGAGCCGCAGGTTCAGGACTTAGCATCGACGAGTTCTACGAACGCATGACGGCTACTGAGTTCGTAGATTGGCAAGCCTTCTACGAACTTGAGCAAGAGGATTATCAAGAGGCTTTAGAGGAAGCCAAACGCAAGGCAAAAGAAGAAGCTGAGAGGAATAGATGAGTACCGTCCTGGGAGATTTGCTAGTCAGATATAGAGCGGATATATCAGATTTGCAGAGCAAGGTCAGTCAAGCAAAGTCTGATATTCAGTCCGTAGAGGAATCTGCACAAAATTCAGGCGGTGGCATCTTTTCCAGCTTCAAAAACGCGGCGGGCGGCGTGCTAGAATTTGGACAAAAGCTCGGTATGAGCATTTTTGCCATTCAGAATCTCGCACAAGGCGCAGAAAATCTTGGTTCTGCTCTGCTAGGGCCTGCTATGCAGATGGAGCAAATGACGACCGCCTTTACGACGCTGGATGGCTCCGCGAGTGCTGCTACTCAGGAACTACAAAAACTCAATGAGTTCGCGGCAAAAACGCCCTTCCAGACCTCCGATATCGACCAGGCGGCGGCATCGCTGCAAGCCTTCGGTATCAAAAGCCAGGATGTGATACCGGATTTAACCGGCATGGGCGATGCGCTTTCAGCAATGGGCAAGACCTCCGGGGCCGATTTACAACAAATCGTACTGGCGTTTGGGCATATCCAAACAGACGGCCATTTGACGGGCCGTACCATGATGGAATTAGGCCAGTTGGGTATCAATGGCATGGCAATGCTACAGCTTGCTACCGGCAAGTCAAAAGACGAATTGCAGAAGATGATTACCGGGGGTACGCTTCCAGCAAAGCAGGCGATAGCAGACCTCGTAGCAGGCATCGAAAAATCGAACCTCGGCGGTGGCATGGCAAAACAGGCGCAAACGGCGGCAGGCCAGCTTTCAACGCTGAAATCGAATGTCAATCTCGCGCTTGCGGCCTTTGGCGGGCCTATCCTGAAATTGGCAGAGGGCGGATTAGCGCAACTTGGCGCACTCGCCGCTAATCCGCAATTCCAACAATTCGCTGCCGTCCTGGGGGGCGGCATCGCCACTGGCTTTAAGGTTGTTGCAACGGTCATTGGCGGAGTCGTGACCGGATTCATGAATCTAGCCAATTTCTTCAAGCAAAATGAGGTAGCTGCACTGGCTCTCCTGATTCCAATGGGGATTTTAGGAGCCGTCCTCACCCAAATGGCCGTCTCTGCCATAGTTGGGCTTATTGCGGCTATTCCTGAGCTAGTCGCCGGTTTTGTGGCCTGGACAGTTTCAGCAGGCGCGGCGGCTATCGCAACCATTGCCGCTACTTGGCCGCTGCTGGCAATCGGCGCGGTAGTCGGGCTGGTGATTGGCGGCATTATTTTGGCTGTGCAACATTGGGGCGCAATCATGAATTGGTTCCGGGGCGTTTTCGCAGCTATCGGAGCCTGGATCGGGTCATTTTTTAGCGGCGTCGGCACGGTTCTGCATAACGTGATTAGTGGGATAGGTTCAGCTTTTTCAGGTCTGGGAAGCCTGATTCATGGGATTTGGGACGGAATCGTGAATGTAGTCAAGGGTGCGATAAATTGGATAATTGGGGGGATAGATCAGTTTATCGGCTTCATCGACTCCATCCAAATTCATATCCCCTCCATCGGCGTAGGGCCGATTCACACACCTGCTTTTGATTGGAATGGCCTTGGTATTCCAAAGATACCGTTTCTGGCCGAAGGCGGCTTCGCGCAAGGCTGGTTTATCGCCGGTGAGCGCGGGCCTGAACTCATCTATTCAGGGGCAGGGGCGCAGGTCTACAACAATGCACAAACACGGGCAATGATGGCAGGTTATCCAATCAGCCCAAGTGTGTCGTATGCGGGCGGGGGCAGCCATACGACAATCGTTGAGCTAGACGGTAATATGTTAGCGCAGATCACACAACGCAACACTGACCGGTTAGTGAGGCTCAAACTTGGGCCGCATGGGAGGGCTGCATAATGGGCTACAACATCACCATTAACAGCATTCCGGTTGAGGTACTCGAAGGCTCGTTTCAAGAGGATGATTCGATTTCCAGTGTGTCTACCGTCTCGTTTATCGTGCGCGACGATGCAGGAACGAATCATTTTACGAAGGGAATGCCGGTCAGTATTTCAAGCGACGAGAACGGGCTGCTCTATACTGGCTTTGTAAGCGCGGCGGTTGAAGATCGGGTAAGCCCGCAAACGCTCATTAAAACGTCCGTTGGAGCAAGAGATAACCATTCCATAGCTGAAAGGCGAACTTATGACGGACCTGAATTTACTAATCAATATGCTATCGTGCCTTTATGTGCCATGCT